TAAAAATTTACATAAAAGGTGATAGAAAGGAATATCTCGTTTTAGAGTTAGAAAAAATAATCTCTGAACTAAACGATTTAATTGAAACCATTAATATTTCCATCGTTTCAGATTCAACTCAAAGCAACATGCCTATATTTTTCGGAAGTATGGAGGAATATAATATTATTTTTCCTCATTCTAGAAAATATTCCAACCAATTAGGATTGGGGTCGTTATGGACTAATAGCAACAATGAAATTTATTTTGCTAAAATTTTTGTCGACACAAAAAATCAACTATCGATAGAAGAAGAGAAACATGTTCTTCGAGAAGAATTGACACAATGTTTAGGGTTACCAAATGACAGTTGGACATATCCTAATAGCATGTTTTATCAAGGATGGACTTCTATTACAGAATATTCTGATATTGATAAATTATTGATTAAAAAATTATATAAATAATAACATTAAGGTTGAATACCGTTTTCTATTCTTTCTTTAGCCCGTTGCTGATTTACATTTAATTTTTTAAGATTTGCAGTTCGTAATGATTGAATTTGTTTTGTTTCATTAGGATTTGTTCTAGCTTCTATTCCAGTTTGGTCTAAAGTCTGACTAGTAACCATAATTTGGACTGGTATTGTACCTACTTGTTGTCCCGTGTTATTATAAATTGCAAATTTGTTTCCTTCTACTATTTTATCTGAAAATATTGCATAATCATATGCTCTAGGTTTAGTTGTAAAATATGATAAAGGTATTCCCGGTGCTTGATCAGACGACAGCGGCGGTAAACCTTTATTATCTACTATTCTCGATAAAATAATGTCACCGGCGTCTAAACCATACGCGACATTTAAATGTCCCGAAAGTGTGCTTTTAAAATCTTTAACAGGAATATCTAGATATGCTTTTTGTAATCCAGAAAAATTTAATATAGGGGTTTTAGTTGTCCATACAAATATTCTAGAATTGCCGCCGTCATCTACACCCTGAAATATTGCTTTTATTGGACCTATTATTTTAGATTTTGGAGAAATACCATTAAGTATTAAATATTTACCAACTGCTGATTGCTGAGCCTGGTAGTAGTTATCAAATATTTGCTTTTGCGTACTGTCGTTAACTGCAGCCTTTCCCTGATTCAATAGTTCTATTTGCTTAGCATCTAATACATTTCCTAATGTTTGATTTAATTTACTACCGGCACCTAAATTTACATTCGGATCTGTTGTAGGGTCGGTTTGTTCTTGCAATTTACGTTTGATATCTTCTGATAAATTCTTTACTCCAAAACGAAGTAAATTTTCTGCTAAGATGTTTTTCATATTCTTTCCTTTAAGGTTTCTTTGATATAAATATTAACAAATAAAAAAAAATAAGTTTATAAAAAGATTGGATATTATTGTTTTATTTCTTATTTTCTATAAAAGAGAGTTTATGAAAAAGTTAATCGTTTTAGTTTACGTTTTTATATCTAGTAATGTTTTTTCGCAAAACATGTTTATGGAAGTAGATTTTAAAAATTCTATCTTGCAACAAGCTTCTAATACGAGAAAAGCAGATAGTATTCGCATAACGCAAGATATTTTAACTAATACTAAATTAATAGATTCATTAAATCAATTGATTGTAGATGAAATCAATAGAATTCGAAAACAACATAATTTACCCATTGTTCAAAGAATTAAATCAAAAGACGCGTCTTGTCAGATATATGCTAAACAAATGTTAGGTGATAATGCAATTGGACATTATAGCGGCAATCCGGATGCCATATGGGAGATATGTTACGGCGGAGTAAGTACAGAATTAATGTTAAAAAATGTAAAATCAGAAGCAATTCGCCAAGTTAACGCTTGGATGAATTCTTCGGGCCATCGAGCCGTAATATTAGGTACAAATTTTATAAAAATCGCAATTGGACAACAATGGCAGTTAGTTAACGAAATAACACCATCTCCGGTAATTATTGGAAGAACCGTTGTTCGATTCTTTTAATCATACGCATTACATAAATGTTCAACTGATTGAACTGCACCCAAAAATCCGCTAGGATTATTAGGTAATTTTGGTAGTTCAATTTTTTTAACCCATTTCCATGAATTTTTCCATGTTGTAACCACCCAAGTACCAATACGAGTTGTTAATGTTTTAAATCTTGATGTCCAATCGATAATTGCTTCAAATTCTCCAAATTTTTCAATTTCAACTTCTAAAGCTTTATCTACTTCCGGATTTGAAACCGTTTCGGTTGCAACTACGGTACCAATTAAAAATCCTGCATATGTTCCTCGGAACGGACCGAATACTGATTGATATTCTGCTTCGATTTGTTGTGCAGATGGTATTTGTAAACTTCCGTATTTTTTTGAATCTGAATTTTTTAATGCGGTTAAATATCCTACCAATGTTTTATATGCTACTGGTTGATTTCTACAAATATAAAATGATCTAGGAGTATTGTAATATTCAAATAACGCAATATTATTGATTTTAGGATTGTTTGTTTTTAAAATATTGTATATATTATTAAATATAGGCCCATATCCTGTACCTTTATGTTTATCGCTAGTTCCCGCTGGAGAATATTCATACCATCCTGGGCCACAATTTGGATATGCAAATCTTCCTTTATTTCCACCAACTGCAGCTGATATAGTACTATATGCAACTTTGTCATCACCCATATTAGGCTGACTTTTTATTGATGGTAATACAGAATCATTAATTGATTTTAATATAGATGTACATCTAGCATTAGCTAATGAAACATTAGCTTGTGTTTTTTGTTCTTCGCCAGCACTAACTTTTTGTTTAGATGACATCCCAAATGTGGTACCAACGGCACTAGTTTTAGCTCCCGCACAATATTGTACGGATACTACTTGTTGTCCTTGTTTTTTAGCTTCATCAATTAATCCGTTAAGTAAAGAATTCATTTTTGAAATTCCATCTTGATTAACTACAGTTTCGTTATCACTATTACCAAAAAATGCATTTCGAGCTTCCGGGCCATTAGGGTCAGCTGGTAATGTAAAAAATTGATATGTTACTTCAACGGCACCTTTTTGTCCTTTTACTGTAGTAGTTTCTATAGCTTTGTTTGTTTTAATTCCGATTCCTGCAGATTCAATGTCCCAATATGTTGCATCAATAATTGGTTTTCCAACTTCTTCTGATCTTTCTTGAAACATCGTTAAAATATTTAATTTTTCATCATCAGATAATTGTAATGTAGCAGTTGCAGTTATTTCCATGTTTCTTAATTTTTCACCTTTTGGTGTTATACCGGAATCAGCTATACCTAATTTAATTGCAGCTAAGAAACTTTTAGTTTTTGAAATTAGACTCATTGATGCATCATCTTCATACCAAGCAGTATTATCAGTCCATGTATTTGGTGCAGAAAGTAACTGGTTTAATATCACACCCCACCATTGTCCACTTGTTGCATCTAATAAATCTTGCGTAGTTATATAAACTCCGCTATCATATAATTCTTTTAAACCATTAATTAATAAAGTAATATTAGAATTAAATTCTGATTTTTTAGTATCATCTGTCATCTTACTAATCATCAATTCTTTATTTGATGCCATCATATTCAACAAAGCTTCCATAGATTTTTGATCTTCTGGATTTGCCTCTCCACCTAACGCAGGAACTCCATACCAATATAATACAGGCAAACCAGCTGTTTGTTTGGCACCGCCATAACCTTGATTCATATATCTAGATGCATTCTTTAACGTACGTTTATCTCGATACATTAAATCAATTGTTTGTTGATATGCCGGATGTGATTTAACGCGATCGCTATCTTTAGCTATCAATTGTTCTTTAGTAGGAATCCCATTTTTTGTAACATATCTTTTAAAAAGACGATTTCGAATAATTTTAGAAAGTGGAGCAACTAATGTGGCAGTTCCAATAACTTTTTTCGCCGTTGCAGCTGTTTGATTAATACGTTGTTTTAATGTTTTTTTATTATACGAAATTTCAGCATCTTCTGGATTTTCTAATGGATCCGGCAGTTCTTCATTTGGATCTTGCTCTAACATGAGTTTATTTTTTATATTTTCATTAAGATTTTTTGTTCCGAATCTTAATATATTTTCTCGTAAAATTTGCTCAAAATTCATATAATTCCTGTATACTTCTTTCATATAAATATTACTGAAATAAAAAACTACATATTTTGATTCTTGCAAAAAATTTCATATATTATAAAAAAAAATCCTATGATTCGTTATGGCTATGCCTGCATCAATATGCAGCTTTCATCTCAAGGCATCCGCACCGGCCGTGCAATGATTGATCGCAAATTTCAACAAGGTGGTTTGCAACTTGCTTCCGACATTGCACTTGCCAATGCTCGCGATTTACTTACTATTTTGCAATGGAACGAGCAACATGGTATTCGTTTGTTTCGTTTAGGTTCCGAATTATTTCCTCGTTGGAATCATTACGAATTACGTGACTTACCTGGTATTGATGAAATCGCACATCATCTTCGTGCAGCAGGTGATTATGCACGTGCCCATGGGCATCGCATTACAACGCATCCTGGTCCGTTTCATATCTTAGGTAGTCCTGATGCTGTGGTTGTTGATAATTCTATCATTGGTCTTGAACGACACAGCGAATTGTTTGACCTTATGGGTTTTGCACCTAGCTTTGAGAACAAGATCAATATTCACATTGGCGCCACATATGGTGATAAGCCCGGTACCGTTGCACGTTGGATTGACAACTATCAACGTTTGTCTGAGTCATGTCGAGCTCGGTTAGTGGTTGAGAATGACGACAAGGCATCAATGTATTCAGTTCGTGAATTGTATGAATTTTTGCATCGGCCTCTAGGTATTCCTATTACATTTGACTATTGGCATCATACATTCAATACCGGTGACCTTACCGAACGCGAAGCATTCTTCATGGCTCGCGACACTTGGGCCGTGCACGGTGTGACTCAATGTACGCATTACTCCGAATCCCGTAGACGCGAGCAGCAACTTCTTATCGAACGTATGTTTGAGCATCATGGTATTTCCATGGACAATATTGCACAATGGCCAACCTTTCATAAACATTACAAGGAGTTTACCAAGATCAAGGAGCAAGCTCATGCCGACTTTATTACGCGCTTGCCTGATACGTATGGTGTTGCAGATTTAGATGTCATGGTTGAGGCTAAGGCTAAGGAGCAGTCTTTACAGCAACTTAATGTTACATGTTGCCAGGAAAATACTCACGTGATTTTAGATTAAATATATTTATAATAAATAAAAAGGAAGTTATATGGCTCATTACAAGTACAAAGCAAAAATTACCGATGATGTAGAAGATGCAAAAGAAATTATTCGTACAACCGGTAAAATGTTACAAGAAGGTAAAATTGACAAACAGTCTGCACTAGACAATTTAGCACGTGCATTGAAAAAACTAGAATCTGCTCGATATTTTATTGATAGAGAATGAGAAAACTATTTCCATACATTGTTTTATTAGCATCATTAAGTTTAGCTATTAGTGCAGCATATTATAGTGTATTTGGATTAAGTAAATTGTTCTCTTCACAAGCACAAGCTGTTATTATTCTTGCTGGGACACTTGAAGCATCTAAATTAATAGCAGCATCATATCTTCATCGATATTGGTATGATATATCAACTTTAATTAAAACATATCTTATTACAGCTGTAACCGTATTGATGTGTATTACTTCTTTAGGTATCTATGGATTCTTAGTATCCGCATATCAAGATACGGCATATAAATTAGAAAACTTAGAACTAGAAGTTTCAAATATAGAGAATAAAAAACAAAATGTAACTAATCAATTAACAAGTGTAGTCTCAGAAAAGAAAATTGTTAATGATAATGTTATTCAACTTACTCAGGCTTTATCTAATAACCGTATTCAATATACAGACCGTAAAGGTAATGTAGTTATACGAACTTCTAATGAAAATAGAAAAGCATATGAAAAACAATTGGATCAATCAGCTTCTAGATTAACTGAACTAAATAAACGAGAAATACAATTGTCAGACTCTATATCTAGATTAGATTTATCTATTACTGATTTAAAATCGAATTCGCAGGTTACATCGGAAGTTGGACCGTTGAAATATATTGCTTCAATTACCGGGGTTTCTATGGATATTGTAGTTAATTGGTTGATAATTGCACTAATATTAGTGTTTGACCCATTAGCTATTATTTTATTAATATCTGCAAATAAAGCATTACAAACAAAATTTCTGCAGGCAGAAAAGTCAAGGGATAATGAGGAGAGTCAAGCCGAGAGGGTTAAAGCCCCGACTCAGTCCCTTGACGATAAACTTGAACAACCGATTATAGTTTCTAAGATATCTTCAGAACCTAAGTCAAAAAACACAAATGTATTATCATATTGGAAAAAGTTACGAAATGAAAGAAACGAGAAAAACAAGTAGTCCTACCCCGAAAGGATACAAAAAGATGCAATGTAAATATTGCGATGAAATTTGTCAACGAGTTGATGAAAAAGCAACAGCTGTTACATGTTGGAAATGTGTATCCAAGTTAGTTAACGGTCAGATATTGGAAGTTAGAAAATAATTTTATATAATAAGTTATGTTAGAAGCAGAAAAAATAAAATCAAATTGGGAAAGATTTCGTGATGAAATTGATATGTTCTTCCCGACTCGCAACGAAAAACTTCATGCAATGTATAATGATTTAGAAGATCGCATCGTAATGATGCCAGCTTCTTCTATTGCTCATTTTCATAATGCATTTGCCGGAGGATATGTGGATCACGTACTTCGTGTAATGGAATGTGCTAGAAACTTATATGCAACATGGCAATCATCTGGAGCTGATATGTCGGGATATACCATGGAAGAATTAATGTTTGCAGCAATGCATCATGATTTAGGTAAAGTAGGATTTCCGGGCGAAGGTAATGAAGTATATCAAGTTGAAACATCAGATTGGCATCGCAAGAATCAAAACAAGATGTATAAGCACAACGAAAACATTCCATTTACTATGGTACCAGATCTTTCAATTTGGTTGCTACAAGAATATGATGTTAAAATGTCTTGGAATGAATATCAAGCAATTAAGATTCATGACGGAATGTATGATGATGCAAATAAACCATATTATGTTGCTCGTTCAGCGCAAGCCAAATTAAAAACAAATTTACCTATTATTTTACATCATGCAGATCATATGGCAGCTCAAATTGAATTCGAGCGTTGGAGAAATGGAAAAGCAACATCACCAGCCCCGGTATCCGAAAAGAGTAAAATACAGAAAAGTAATGGTTTAAAAAACTTAGCTGAAAATAATCCATCTGTAGAACAATCAATAAATGATATTTTCAACGCATTTAAATCATTCAATCAGGATTAATATGACTATATTTTTATCATTATCGGCACTAATATTTTTATCAGGCTTTGGATATTTTTCATATCGAGCTTACATATTAGCCGGCCTTTTGGCCGATCAACAAGATAGTACTAGCGAATTAGAAAAATATATTGAAGAATTAGAAGCTCTTAATCAATATATGTATTTTAAAATCGATGAATCATATAAATTAATGCAAGAAATTGATAGATTAGGTGCATTTGAAAAAGATGATGAAGCAGGAACAACTTTTCAACTTCTTAACGAAGTTATAACAACATTAAAAATGGAATTCGATGCCGAGAGTGAGGAAAAATAAAGTATACTTTACTAAAATAACGGATATTGCAATATCTGCTTATAACAAAAATTCAGACTATGCTACTAGAGAAAAAGTATATCGAAGATTTATATATCCAGCATTTATGAAGCTTTCTGAAAATATAATCAATAAAATTAAACCAGATTATATCGATTCTTCTTTTGAAGATTTACAAACAGATTTAGTAACATATTTAACTGCTAGATTAGACAAGTTTAATCCGTTGAATGGAAAAGCATATTCATATTATACTAGAACGGCACTTAATTATATTATAGCTGAAAATCAAAAAGGCTATGCTAAGGTAAAAGCTGATACGCAGGAAATTGATATTGATGATCGACGCAATATTATAACAGAAATTCATAATAACGAAATGTCAGAAATATTACGTGAATTTATGGATGCATATATCGAATATTGTTATGATAACATTAACTATATATTTTCTATTCCTACGGACATACATGTAGCTGATTCAGTATTACATATTTTTGAATCTCGAGAAAACATTGAAAATTTCAATAAAAAAGCTTTGTATATTTTTATACGAGAACGTACGGGATTAGAAACTACAAACATTACACGTGTTATCAAAGTTTTAAAACAAATCTACGAAGACAAATTTTTAGAATATGAACGTAATGATTTCGTAAAATTGCCGTTTTGATATTTATATTAAAGGATTTTGCGTTATGGATAAGAATGATGAACTATTCAAAGGAACTAGTTTTTCCGATTTGATGTCCGATGTGTATCATAATTCTAAAAAGAAAGATAGACAAATAAATCAATTAATTGCTCAGTTACAGCCACTTATTAAAAATGCATCAGATGCAACAATCATTGTTCCGTTAATTAAGGAGTATTTAGATGTTGCTATCAAAAATGATGATCATCTAGTAAAACTAACTGCTATAGTTCAACGTTATATTTCAACTAAACAAACTATATCAGGTGCCGATGGCTTATTATCTGATGAAGAAAAACAACAATTGCTTAAGGTTGCAGAACAAACCTTATCAGCTGAATTAGAAGAAGAGTTTGATCAAATCGAGCAAGAAAGTCAAATGCTCAATCAAAAAATACAAACAGCACGGGAAAAGATAGAAAAGGATTCTGATGTCAAAAAAGATTGAATGGGATGTTGCTGAAGTATTAGATTATGATTATACATATAGTTATCTAGCTCCCGATTCGGCCGGCTTAGGTAATACTAACAAACTCTTTGTTCTTAAAGTTCGTACATGTAGCTCATATTATAATAATGAAGTTTTTTATGTTAAGCCGTCCAATATCAATACCAAACAAATACCATTAGTTGGAGAATTTGTTTTAATATACAAAACATTCAACAATCAAACAACTAATAGAAAGTGGAGAGAAGGTTGGTATTATGTAACATCGATTGATGTTCAATCTTCTATCAATGAAAATTTATTACCAGGTATATCTAACGGTTTAACTGCAGAAGAAATTAATAACATTAAACCGGGACGAACATTTAAATCTAAATCAATATCTCCTTTACAACCTTATGAAGGTGATTTGATGATTGAAGGACGTTTTGGTAATAGTATACGATTTGGTAGTACTATTTCTACTAATCCAGGACGACCATATTATTTTTTATCACAAACTTGGAAAAAAATGGATAATGGTGAAGATGGCGATCCAATCATGATATTATCCAATGGTAGAAATGATAAAACAAAAAAAGAATTCGTAATAGAAAATGCAGATTCTGATGCATCTACTTTATATTTAACGAGTAAACAAGAAATTCCTTTAACATTATCAACAACGTTGTCTGATAAACGACGAGGATTCTTAGGTTCGCAATTCATAGGGGTAGCAGATAAAGTTATTATATCTGCTAGACGCGATGCTGCAATTGTTGATGCAAAAACTGATATTATTTTAAATTGCGATAATAACGTTTATATAGGTGGCGATAATGCAACACAACCTATACCGCAAGGAAGAATATTAGAAGATATACTGCAGTATTTAATATGTGCTATTGGCGCCGGGTGTACTGATTCTGCAGGTGGCAACGCAGTAACAAATGGACAAGTTGATTTACAAGAAGCTCAACGTTTGTTAACTAATTTAAGTAGCAAAAAATATTTTATAAAGGCAACATAACATGGCAGTTCCACCACCTTTTGATCGTTTATCTTCATTGCCAGGAAAAGCTGTAAATAAATTATCAGCTGCATTAAATAAATTGATTGCGTATTTAAAACGTCAGTTAAATAAACTTTTAGAAAAAGCTAACTTGATACCTGGTAAAATCAAATGCGATGATCCTAGGATAACGGAATTAAAACAGCTTCTAGCTAAAATAAAATCAATTATTGATCGTATACGAAACGTACTACTTATACTAACTACGGTAGTTGGTATTATAACAGTAGCAGCTACGATTGCAACAAACATTCTTAATATTCAACTTGCCCTACCAATACCAACACCGCCTTCTGGAATACAATTAGTTAATGTTCAAAATACTCTAATTACTAATGTTATTTCTGCATTAAAACAGATAAGTATTACATTAGGTATTGTTACTGGCGCATTAACGTTAGTATCATTATCAATTGGGCCTGTTATAAATTTATTATCTAGCATATGTACTAATGAAACATTTATAGTAGATTCTACAACCGAACAAAGTTTATTAGCTGATACTAGAGCTCAACTAGATGAATATCCTAGCAAATTTTATCGTACTATTAATGTATCTCAAGAAGATTTAGATAATCGAGATGAATTAATTGACAATTTATTAGAACAACAACGCAATGTTTTAACTGATTTATTAGAAGCTCCGAGCAATGTAATTATATCAGAACAAACACCAATATCCGATCAAGGAAAACAAGGTGATTATTTTATTGATACATTGCGACAAATAATTTACGGGCCTAAAATATCAGATTCCGAGTGGGGAATGGGCGTAAATTACTAATCATTATATTTATAATAAAAGTATTCATATGGATTCAAAAACACTTATTAAAGCACTTAAAACTGCCGTACGTGAAGTTATAAAAGAAGAATTAACAGAGATTCTTCGAGAAGGATTGCAGTCTACAATTAATGAGATGACGCAACCTAAACAAACTACTAAACAAACCGTACGTATTGCACCTAGAATGGTTCATGAAACTAAAGGTGTAAAAAATAAAGTAGAATTTTCTGAAAATAAATGGGCTTCTATATTAAATGAAACTCAACCAATATCAGATCATCAACCGTCAGGTGTAAGTACTTTTGCACAAATGATGAATGAAAGCATTGATTCAGATTATGAAACTGCAATTAGTATGACATCTAAAAATGCACAGGGTTTTGGAATGCAACGTCAATCTTTTAATTCAACAGCACCTGTTGCACCTAAAACAATACATGATCCAGAAACTGGTAAAGATTTTGCAGTAGACCCGATTGTTGCGAAAGCCATGACTCGAGATTATTCTGCATTAATGACCGCAATGAATAAAAAGAAAGGTGTTAGATAATGCCGTATCAAATTATTGATACATCTGCTAATAATTTTTCTAGCTTAGGCTTAGGCATATCCACACAGACTCTTTTTTCATCAAATTATAATTCAATTGAACAAGCTATTCAAAATTTGAAATTTTTGCTTCTTACGAAAAAAGGAGAAATTATTCAACAGCCAAATTTTGGAACGGATTTGATTTATGCATTATTTCAACCTAGTAATGATTTTCTCAAAAGTGAAATTCAAGATTACATTAATGAAGCAGTATCTACTTGGCTACCAAGTATTACAGTTGAACAAATAGAAATTAATACACCATTAGAAAATCCTAATTTGCAAAATGATATTGAAGTTAAAATATCAGTTACGATTGGATTTTCAACACAGGAAGTTCAATTAACAATAATAGGTAATCAAAATGGAACTATTACAGTTGAATCATTGATTGGTGGACAATAAAGGATAACATGGAAAATAAAAAAGATATTTCATATTTAGGTAAAGATTTTGGACAATTCAAAAGAAATCTTATTGAATTTACAAAACAATATTTTCCAAATACATATACTGACTTTAATCAAGCATCTCCAGGTACATTATTTATTGATATGGCATCATATGTAGGCGATGTGCTTTCTTATTATGCTGATATTAATTTACGAGAATCATTATTAGAACAAGCATCTGAGCGCGGTAATATATATGATATTGCAAAAGCGTTAGGATATCGTCCTAATAATATTGTTCCTGCATATGTTACATTAGATATTTATCAAATTGTACCTGCGATAGGTTCGGGTGTTAATGTAAAACCTGATTATAATTATGCATTATCTATTAAATCGGGTATGCGAGTGAAACAAAATAATGGTGATTCTATATTTAGAACATTGGATTCAGTTGATTTTGCATTTTCATCTTCATATGATGCAACCGAAGTAACGATATATGAAAGTGATAATGCAACAAAACTTCCTACATATTATCTTTTAAAGAAACAAGTTCAAGCAGTATCTGGAGAGGTAAAAACTGCAACATTTAATTTTGGTTCTGCAGTTCCGTATGACAAAATAGTACTTTCAGATCTAAATATTATTGAAATTATTTCGGTTACTGAAGCAGATGGAGATAATTGGTATGAAGTACCGTATTTAGCTCAAGATACTATATTTGAGTCAGTTCCTAACTTAGCAGAAAATGATCCAGATCTTGCAACATATCGTGCATCATCTCCTAGTTTATTAAAATTAAGAAAAACAGCAAAACGATATGTTACTAGATTGCGAAGCGATAATCGTTTAGAATTACAGTTTGGAGCTGGTATATCTGATAATAATGACGAAGAGATTATTCCAAATCCAACAAATGTAGGAAATGGGTTGTCTTCTTTACGAAGAAATGTTGATGTAAATATTGATCCGTCAAATTTTCTATATACTCGTACTTATGGTCAAGCTCCATCTAATACTTCGTTAACTATAACATATACGATAGGAAATGGCATTGCAGATAATGTCCCAGCTAACGTATTAACAAATGTAACGTTTGTACAATATGATGATGATATCAATGCAACTAGCAATACAAATTTAGTTAATTTTATTAAGTCAACGGTTGCTGTAACAAATGCTACACCGGCAGCTGGAGCAAAGACAGCTGATTCATTACAGGACATAAAAAATAATGCATTATCAAATTTTGCAACTCAGAATCGTTTAGTTACCCGAGAGGATTATATTATACGTGCATATTCAATGCCAGCAAAATTTGGTAGTGTTGCAAAAGCATATATAGTACCAGATGATCAAATTGCACAAGAAGCATATGAACAAAATAGAATTGCTAATCCTTTAGCAATGAATATGTACGTATTAGGATTTAATCAATCAAAACAACTTGTCGCTTTAAATGATGCAATAAAAGAAAATTTAAAAACATATTTAGGATATTATCGAATATTAACTGATGCAGTTAATATAAAAGATGCATTTATAATCAATATTGGCGTTCAGTTTGAAATTTCAGTTTTATCAAATTATAATAGTAACGAAGTATTGTTAAATTGTATTAACAGTTTAAAAGATTATTTCAATGTAGATCGTTGGCAAATCAATCAACCTATTATAAAATCTGAGGTTTTAAACTTGTTAGGTAATGTTAAGGGAGTTCAAAACGTTATCAATGTAACATTTAATAACTTATACGAATCTACCTCTAACTATTCAGGTAATGTGTATGATTTAGCTGCAGCTACTAAGAATGGAGTAATTTATCCTTCATTAGATCCTAGCATCTTCGAAGTTAAATTTCCAAATCAAGATATCAAAGGACGCGTAGTTAATTATTAAGGATCAAAATGTTTAGAATATTTTATGCAGCAAAAGATACAACGTTATATGAAGCTTATCCGGATTATAATACTGGGGTAGATGAAATACTAGAAGTTGGTAAACGTTTATCATATGATGGTGATTCGCTATTAAAGTCTAGATGTTTAGTAAAATTTGATTTATCAGAAGTAACAGCCGCACTTTCTAAATATTCTAAAACAGTTAATGATTGTAAATTTGTATTACAATTATATACATCTCATGCAAAAAATTTACCGGAAAATTATACAATTGTTGCAAACTTAACAGGAGAAAATTGGGTAAATGGTACGGGCTTTTTATCTAATTTAACTGTAGATGGAGCAAGTTGGTCTGGTTCGATGTCCGGAAGTTTTTGGATATCAGGCAGTCAAAACGTGCCGGTAGGGTCTAGTACATTATATATAACAGGATCAGGAGCTGGCGGAAGTTGGATGTATCAAAATAATCCAGTAGGAACTACAGTAGGATTAACTACATCACAATCATTTGCACTTCAAACCACAGATTTAAGTATGGATGTCACTGATGCAATTAAAACTTGGATAAATGGTAATGATGCACAAGCTGTTCCGAACTATGGATTTTTATTAAGATTTTCTGATGCAGACGAAGCTAATAACAACGTAAAAGGATTTATTAGATTCTTTAGTCGAGAAACGCATACGATCTACGTGCCTAAATTAACAATGTACTTTGATAATAGCACTTTTACAACAGGATCATTAACTTCGGCTAACTTAGATTCATATGCAGTATATACTAAAGTTAAACCTACATATAAAGATACTGAGGTTGCTAAAATACGAGTATATGTACGAGATAAATTTCCACGAAAATCACCTACTAATTTATTTCCTATAGAAACTGTTAAGTATTTACCTACTTCATCATATTATTCAATATCAGATGCTGCTACAGATGAAGTCATAATTCCGTTTGATAATATTTATACTAAATTAAGTTGCGATAGTACAAGTAACTTCATTTACGTAGATATGAACGGTTTTATGCCAGAACGTTATTATCGTTTAAATCTTAAGATAGTAGATGGATTTGTTGAACAATATATCGACGACGAAATATATTTTAAAGTAGTTAGATAATGGCACTAGTAAATCTTGCAAGTAGGATAATTGACAAAATAGATTTAGACAAACAACTTCGATATCAAAACGAAGGAATAACTTATGTTTCTAATAACAACAATGTCATTCCTAGAGATACTGCTGGAAATATTATTTTACAAGAAGGTGCTACTGATAATCCGTTACTTGTTATTGAACCAATATCAGTTAAAATTACCAATCAGTCACTCTTAAAAGTTTTAGATACACAATTTAATTATTTTAAATTTCCAGCTCGTATTATTACAGAAGATGATCCAGAAGTTGATTTAGATTTAGATCTAGATTTTTCTAATTTAGAAGCTGGCGAACTTGATGTTGTGTATGCTCGTTATAAACCGTCAGAAGATCGTAGAATTGGAACGGGCGATGAGACTCGTCCCGGGGCAGAACGTTACGGTGGTATATTAATGGATGAAGTTGTTGATGGTTTGCCACAAAAAAATACTAATGGTTATTTTATAACTAAAGAAATTAAAAATGCGGGTATAGATTTACGTTTTAGAATCAAACTACAACATAAATATCAAGCCGATGTATCTGGGTATGGTACTAGTTATTTTTCTTTGATATTGAATTCGCCAGATCGTGGATTGATTCGAGAATGGAAAGGTCCATTTGCAAATAATTCTATATCAAATCCTACTGAGTTTGGTTCTATTGCACAATATGAAATACAAACTTTAAATTTAGATGTAATTATACCAAATAACGAATTTGAAATAGGTGATACAATATCTATTGGTGCATTTGCGGGTCAAAATATTGACTCTCAATATCATTTTATTATTGCAGACCAATCATATTGGATTGTAACGGATGCGAGTAAAAATGTAGATGAATGGAATCAAGAAATTAGCTAATGTTAAGTCAATATAAAAATATCGATCAAAATCAAAATGCAAAGTCATTTTCTGCAGAACGAATAGATCGTACTAGAACAGAATTTTCTACATATGATTTCAATGAAGCCTATTATCCAAATGAAAACTTACTTAAAGAAAATGATGATTCTAGAATAGAATTACATGTATATGCCGGTAATTCTTGGATTACCGGTAATCATAAAGTACAAACTATCAAACGTATTCCCGATTATATAGATAAAACTACTAATAAAAATATTTCTATAACAAATCCAATTGGGATAGATGTATATTCTGAATTAGAAAAGTTAAAATTAACTGCTGGCAATTTTACTATTGCTGTTAATTTTTTCAAAAACTTAATTGGAAGTTTTGAACGACAACATTTACGTATCGATGAAATTTCTCCAGATAGAACTGAAATTCGTTTACGAGCAATTGATGCTGAAGATCCGGAGTGGTTGCAACAAATTACAAACTTTATTCAAACGGTTGATCAAACCGGTGGTGGATTTTATAAATCATATGTATTAAATTTTAGTAGAAATCAATGCGTATTATTTGTAAATAGTGTTGTAATAGGTGAGTATGTTTATCTTAAATTATATGAACCGCTTCCAACACAATTTGTTGAAAATTTTAAGTGCTGGATAGTTGAAGAACAAAAATCTACGTATTTAGATAGAGTCAACATATCGGTTAAACAACCTGTTAAATCTTTTACTTCTTTAGCAGGACCTAATTGGCAAGCAAATTCTGCGTTTAATACGTCAAATGAAACAGGCCTTAAAACATGGACCGAATTATTAGGATCTTCTGTACAAACATCACAGCAAATCATAGATGCATATTTTTCTGGTAGTTTATCAGGAATGAAGTTAAATATCGATTATTCGGACTTTAACAATTTTATATTTTATAGTTCAGCAACAGAACGATTAGAAAATTTTAAATATAAACTAGAATTATTAGAATATTATACTTCTCAAAGTATTATTGTATCACAAATATCCGGTAGTGTTGCTACTACTAATGAACAAGATTTTTTAAATTTAAAATCTAATCTTATTGGTGGTTTTGATGAATTTGAAAAATACTTATATTACGAATCATCATCTAGATTAACAACGTATGATATACCTAGAGAAACATTTACAGTTGCAGAGTTAACGGGTAGTTATATTAAACCAGTTCCGAAAACTAATACATCTAGACCTTATTCATTAGTTGCAGTATCTTCATCTGCATTTAATAATTGGTATGATGGTTTATATAATTCTGCTTCGTTATATGATACGCAAAATATTAATGCATTATATTATACAATACCAGAATATGTACGCAATGATTCTTCTAACGGACAATTAGTAACGTTTGTTAATATGTTAGCACAACACTATGATGTTTTATATACATATATTCATCATATGTCATTAATTAATAAACGAGAAGAAAATCCGAAATTAGGTATGCCTAATGAGTTATTGTATTCTGTTGCAAAACAATTCGGATGGTCTTTAACTGATGGAAATCAATCTCAAGATTTATGGCAATATGTTTTAGGTACGAATGAGGCAGGTATTCCGCTTACTGGTTCGAATACTGTTGGCGATCCGTCTGTACCTGGTCGCGAAATGACATATACAATTTGGCGTAGAATTGTAAATAATTTACCATTGCTATTAAAAAGTAAAGGAACAAAAAGAAGTATTCAGGCTTTATTATCTTGTTATGGAATACCACAATCTTTCATCAATATTAATGAATATGGAGGTCCAAGATTAGATAGAGCACCGGTATATGAAAAATTAAATTTTGATTATGCATTAGATTTAAGTAGTAGTACAGCTGGAACAGTAACTGTAAATTACAACCAACCTATTAGTACCGTACAACTGCGTTTTAGACCTGATAATATTGTAACTAATCCTTTGATACCAAATACCATGAACCTATTTACAATAGGCTCTAATACAGTAACATTAGACTTCATTAGTGGCAATAAAGGTGTAATGCAAATTAATGGCGTTGATTCTGGCCAGATTGAATTATATAATGATGAATGGCTAACATGTATGCTACGAACAACGGGTAGCAATTTGCAATTAGTTACAAAAAAATCTAAATATGGAAAAATAGTAGCTACTGTAACAGCATCTGTTTCAGCTACATTTGCTAGTAGTGGTACATTGACATTAGGAGGTACAACGGGAGGTAGTAGATTTATCGGTCAGTTACAAGAACTTCGTTTTTGGTCTTCTAGTTTAAATGAATCTGCATTTAATAATCATGTAAAAGCACCTGCTGCATACAATGCTAATAGCGATGCTTATGAAGAATTGATTTTTAGATTGCCGCTTAATCAAAAAATTAATCACGCACAAACGAGTAGTTTACTTGGTATACAACCTAAAACATCTACAATATCAGCTTCATTTGCAGGTTGGTCATTAAATACGCCATATGATTCTATTGAAGAAACATATTATTATGATGGCATTTCCATGGCAGTTGGCACATATGATGATAATAAAATACGTATAGAAGATAATGAATTAATTGGTCAGTTAGATGTTAAATCTAGAGCTGAACGTAGTCAATTTGATCGAGCACCTTTAGATAGTAGAAAGTTGGGTATATATTTTTCTCCACAAACTATGATTGATGAAGATATTATAGCTCAATTTGGTTTTACTGAATTAGATCAATATATTGGCGATCCAGGACAAACTGAATCTAATTCATATCCTAGATTAATTCAAGCCGCACAATCATATTGGAAAAAATATTCACAAAGAAATGATATCAATGCATATATCAACATGTTTACATTGTTTGATTTATCATTCTTTAAACAATTGGAACAATTACTACCAGCACGCGTTGATAAACTAACTGGTATATTGATACAACCTAATATATTAGAAAGAAATAAAGGTACTATATTACCAAAAATTGAAAATTTTGATTCATCATACAATTCTATTATATCAAATTCACAACCTACTGCATCAGGCGATTATCTTCAGTATTTAGGTACAGCAGATGGTAAAGTATTAACTTTAACTGCAGAAGACGATGATCAATGGCAAATGTACTTAACGGCATCACAGATTGAAAAATATGATGGAGTTCCATACTCATACGAATATTTAATCAGATCAGGTAGTACATATATTACTGCATCTACACCGTATTGGTTAAGTGAAGGTGTTTGTCCTTCAATAACAGGAAGTACATGGAGTGAGATGACTGAATATAAAATTATATTGAATGGTACATCTAGTTATGAATCATCTCAATTTTCAGATTATATACCGCGCGGTATTGAAAATCAACGTTATTCTGGTGCTAAAATTTCATCACCTGGATTCAATATCGTATCAACACAAACAGTTGATGGGGGACCGGTAGTTGAATGGCGAACGGCAAATCCAAATCAATTGATATATCAAAACAATGGCGAACAAGGAAGTTTTAGATTGGCATAAATTTTAAAAGATTCATATTTATATAAAATTAAGGTTAAAACATGGGATATTTAGATAATTCAAGCGTTACCGTCGACGCAATTTTAACGCTAAAAGGACGAGAACTTTTAGCTAAAGGTGGTAATGCATTTAATATTACACAATTTGCAGTTGGTGATGATGAAATTGATTATTCATTATGGAATCCAGATCATCCTCTAGGTACAGCTTATTATGGTACTATCATTGAAAATATGCCAATAACAGAAGCAATTCCAGATGAAACACAGGCTTTAAAATATAAATTGATTACGTTGCCTAAACAAACAACTAATATACCTGTTGTAACTGTTGGTAATACAACCATAACTCTTTTAGCGCCTGGAGATAGCACTATAATTTCTCCTAATACAAGTAACTTCCAGGGCGGAAATGCTAATTTAGGATATACTGCAATTCTTTCTGATTCTACAGTATGTGATATTCAAGTTACTAGAGCTTTACAAAATTCAGTACTCCCAACAACACCGCGTTTTATTGGTGATAATGAAGATGCACAAAGTGTAGCAGTAGCTGGGTTTGAATTTAAAATAATTGCAAAAACACAACTCATTGAAGATAAAACAGCAACAGTAACTGTAATTGGTAATGAAACTGGTGGAAGTGTAACATTAACAGTAACAGTTAGAAAAGCAACAACTGCAACTTTATAATAGGTTAAAAAATGAATTATAAAAAATTAAAACAACAACCGAGACATGGCGGAGTTCCTAGAATCCCGGCACAAATTGTACGAGAAAATCAACAACTTAGACAAGAAAATCAAGTTTTGTCGACATCTAATAATGGAGTTACGGAACAAGTACGACAATTAGCACAACAACTTGCTAATCAGATTATTGCAGAACGAGAACAATCACAAGTATTAGCTCGTAATGGTAGAACATATACAAAGTTTGATCCAGTTAATGATATTATTAGCAATCAGACTGAAACTGTTACTGCAGGTTTATGGTCGGATAACATAGCTAGTTTAACTTCATTTTTTACTGCATCTAGTCAAACCAATACACAGCGAAGATATTACGTCGACGTTAATCAACAAAATCCTAGTACAGATGGGGCTGCAGTACAATTTTCTTTGGCATTTGGACATGCATTAGGAAGTGGATCCGATTCTCAAGGACAACTTAATGACTCTCCTAGTAGAGCAGTTTATTCACAGTATAAACAATTATTATTATCACCGGGAGATTCTAGATTTACAACTGCAGGATCAGGTAGCACTGATTATATTTATGTAGTTAATTTTAAACGTAATCGTTTGAAAGAACGTTTAGATGCAGGTAATTTTGAATTAGCACTTCAACAAGTTGCATCTCGAGCAGTAAATGCAACGGGGTCTGTAGTTTTACATTCTACTTCTAGTGTTGTTACGTTGATTGATGATTCTTCTATTGCATCTGCAACAATTGGAGATTCTGGTAAAGTTTATAATATAGTTTCTGGATCTATAAACAGCGGTGTTTATAATTCAACGGCTCCTGTATATTATGGATTAGCTTATCCAGACTATGGAACTTTAGTATTAGACGGAAAAATGTTAGATGGTAGATTAGGATTTAAAACTAATGTATCTTCTAGTTCAGAAGGAAATAATCATTTTGTACTATACCATTCAATTTCAGGCTCTGCATTATTTACTAATCCAGCAACTGCCGATCCATATGGATTCCAAGCAAGAAATTCAGAAAAAGTAACTAGTACACATTATTTTGTAAGAATTAAAAATGCAGAATATAATTTTTCAAATAATCCGTCATATGTAACAGGTAGTGTAGGTCAAATTTCACAAACAACATTTATTGGTGATCCTAAAACATATATTACTACGGTAGGATTATATAATGATCGTCAAGAATTATTAGCAGTAGCAAAACTTTCTAGGCCATTATTAAAATCATTTCAGCGAGAAGCTCTTATAAGAGTTAAATTAGATTTCTAAAAATAACAACGTAATTTAGCCCTGTTATATTTATATTAAATGTAGCAGGGTTTTTACTACCATGACAAAAATAAGATTACAAAATACTGAAAATACATATAAAGGAATTTATCCTACTGTTTTTAAAAAAATTAACAATACAGATATTTCAGTAAATCCATTCCAATCATATAAAAGTTGGTCTGTAGTTTCTGGTAGTAGTACTAGCAGTTTATTACCTTTGCAAGGTGTTTATACAGATTCTAATATTTTACCGGCGATTGGAAGTGAATTAACTTTTAATGATGCATCTAATATTAACGGAAGTTTACAATCAGTAACATATTTTTCTATCAATCATCTTTATTACAAATATAAAAATGATCCAATGAAAACATATGGACCAACAGATATTAATCGAACTAAAAAATTTTTATATCAAACAGCTTCTATTCTTTCAATACCGCAAAATAAAATAGGTGAAGGTATAAAACCTGGATCATTTGTATTTACGGGAAGTTATTCTATAGGCGCTATTTATGGTTCTTCATATTACGGAACATCGTCATATGGAACAATTACTCCGTTATATATCAAATCAGATAGATATGGAAATTTATATGATGCATCTTATAATACTAGTTCTAATATTACAGATATTACATTTTATGAAGGTTTTAATGAATACTTTGATACAACTAGAATTACTCGATCTTATAAGAATATATCATTCGTTAATGGTGTAACTACTATAAATGGCCTTTCCGGTTCAATTGGATTAGCAGCCGAATTAAGTGCATCTTCATATATGTATACTGATATACCAGGTTATTATGATAGAGACCATGATTATGCAATTGCATTTTTTATTAATCCTTCTGATACAGTTACATCCACTATTATTGCAACAAAAGCTTCTAGTTCATTAACACCACAATATCCTTTTAGAATAGAACATGTTTCTGGCAGTAAAATAAATTTCATCGTTGCAGGAAGTACATCGTTTAAAACGCAATTAACATCATCACAGTTAACAACGAATTCATGGAGTCATGTAGTTTGTCAAAAAACTGGTAGCAATATGGAAATTTACATAGATGGTGTATTGAATAATTCTGTATCTAGTACAATGTTATCAGTTCCAAATGGACCATTTACAGCATCTGCTAGATTTGATAATACGGATAATTTACGAATAGGAGGATTCGGAACAGATTCAGTACAAGCTAAATTAGATGAATTTAGAATTTATAACAAAGCCTTATCTGCAACTCAAGTTGGTTACATTGCCGATCGCAACGAAGGCGGCACATTGTTACAATCACAATATTGTGGAAATGTTTTTGATAAACAAGGCCTTGTTGTAATTTCTTCTCCTGATTATAGATTTAATGGTTTAATATATTCACCATATACGGCTTCATATCGTAGTACAGTAACAATTAATGAATTAAGCATAGTTACTAAATTAGATGCAGGCGATTTTAATATGTCGAGCAATATCACACTTACAAAAGATGATGATGAAACATATTATTCATTTGTTACGGGTAGTACATTTGCTCCTTATATTACTACGGTAGGATTATATAATGATGCTGGACAATTATTAGCAGTAGCAAAATTAGCACAGCCAATACGTAAGCGATCTGACGTTGATATGAATTTTTTAATTCGAATTGATTTAGATAGGAATTTAAAATGATACGATTAAAACAATTATTACGAGAAATTTCCGATCCTGATTTAAAACGTTGTTTAGAGAAAATAAAAAACGATGACTTTAAAAGTATAGGTGCTGGAGATAATGGTCGCGTTTATGAAATTAATGGAGAAGATAAAGTTTTTAAAATTACTAAGGAACGTGATGAATATAAAGTAGCAGCTCGTATACTTAATAAACATACAGAATATTCTTCATTCATACCAGTATATTATGTTAATGGATCTGATATGTTTATAATGGCTAATGCAGAACCGTTACCCGAAACAATAAAACAAGAAATTGATATGTTTATGCGAGATTTTGGTCAATTTGCTAGGGAACACGGTGGAGAAGTATCTATTTTTGAATTTATTTCACAAACTGATTCAGTAAATACTCAATTAAATAATTTTTTAGATGCATTGCAACTAGATATCGAAAAGCTAAATATTCCAGAATTTGATTTAGATTTAGATTTTAGATCTGAAAATATAATGACGTGGAACGGAAAAATGGTAATGGTTGATTGGTGACATATATTTATATAAAATGAAAAATATAAAAATACAACATATTATACAAAACTATTTAAATGAACAACATTTATTACCTATAGCAGGCGGAAATACTGATGAAATAGAGACTGTAGGTTATAGTGGTCGATCTGATTGGACTTTTAGAATAGTAGGAGAAAAAAATATTATTTCTAATTTTCGAGCCGATGTTGTAGATAAACGTGCTGTAGAGAATGGTGCTGCAGCTGGTTTTTTAGTAGTAGCTAAAACAAATAATAAATCATCTGAATCTATAACTTATAAAGATTTATTTTTTTCTATTACAGATCTTGCTAAACAAAGTAATATAATTAAACAATATTATGATAATACTAACTATCAATTTGTAGTAAGTTCGCCAATCATAAATAAAAAAACAAAAAAAACATTTAATGTATGGATCATTGATATATCAGAAACATCAGCATATGGTCAGCTTTTATCAATAATTAAAAGATTATATAAACGAGATCCACAGTCTGTTTTTATAAATGTACCTAATTTGAAATTACATCAATCAGCGATTAAACAATCGAAACTTACTACGCAACAACAAGCTATTTTTCAAACAAACGCGTTAAAAAGATTTATCAAAACATTAAAAGAAACGAAACCGGAGTTATACAATAATACATTTCCGCGTGGCGCTAGATCAGAAAAAATATTAAATTCTATTCCGAATTTCGATATGTTAGATAAACAATTTGTAGATCTACCACCCGATGTTAATACTGGCGATATTATATCAATAACTGATAAAGAGTCTTTAGCATTTACAGGTAAAGGAGTAACTGATATAGATCCCGTTACAGGAATGTCACGTATCATACCAATTACTGGTCAAATATCTATAGATTTTTTTGATTCTCACACTAAACAAGACGTTACGTTTAATGGTAAAATTGAAAATGGATTACCTACAGTAGGAGTTATAATTTTTGATACTCCATCATCTAAACGATCAAAATTTGTCGGAAGATTAAAGTCTCAAAAAAATGAAAACGGCGAAATAGAAGCATGGTTTGAATCAGGCAAAGTTTATTTGCGTAACGAAACCGATGAAGAAGCTATATACTTTGAAAGTGATACATCTGGCGGATTTAATAAAAATGGTGACTATGTTAATGGTACGTGGTGGGAACGCAAATCTCCGAATGATAGGTATGAAAAAGTAGGAATAGAGATTAACGGAAAATATAAAAACGCACCGGCGGAACTTACTTATCCATATACAACACCTAATAATACTATATTTTATACTACTAATCAATATCCATCTTTTGTGTATAAACATACATCTGGATATTGGGAACGTTATGATAAAAATAAGTTTGAAAATTTTATAAATTATGGTAACGCATTACCTATAGCAGATCTAATTATAGAAACTAATCCAGAGATTTTAAATAATCTAGATCAACAAGCAGGGACAACATCTAAAAAATCTTTACAAATAAAAGATGAATTAGAAAAAATCGACCTCTTTAAAAAAGAAGGTAATACTTTTAAACGAAAAGCTACATATACAATTAACCCGCCTGCTGCTACTAAATATTTGCCGGATGCTAATGGCCGAAGCGGAAATTATGTTAGTGCATTATTTAAGAGTGGTAATGAATATGTAGATTTTTGGATACAAAAATCTGATCTTAAAGAATAAATGTTATGCGAAAAAATCACTTTCATAGTTCTGGAAACTCCAAACGAGCTGCAGCACTTAAACATGGTTACAAATCTGGCTTAGAACATGTTATTGCAGAACAAATAACATCTAGCCCATATGATTTGAAATATGAAACGAAATCATTAAATTATATAGTACCGGAGTCTCGTCATAAATATACACCTGATTTCGTATTTACTAAACGCGATGGCGTTACTATGTACATAGAAACAAAAGGACGTTGGACTACCGCGGACCGTATTAAAATGAAACATGTTTTAGCATCAAATCCTGGAATTGATATACGTATAGTATTTCAGAATCCAAATCAACGTTTATCTAAAACGAGCAAAACAACTTACGAAATGTATGCAAAAAAATTAGGTATTGTGCATGTTGCAAAAAAAGAAATACCTACAGAATGGTTAGCTGAATGTTTGAAATCCGGAGAAGAACCGGTAACAATTAAATCTTTTTTTAAATAATGGTTTGATATTTGAAATATTTTTCATATATTCATTTATGATTAATGAAATTTATTTAATTAATAGATTGAATAAAATGTAATGTTATGAAATCGTTTGATCAGTAATGAAATGTATGTATCAAACATATATTATAATAATTAATATTATTT